GATTTCCCAACCAAACGCAAGGTCAGGAGTTCCCTTGACAACGAAATAGCCTGCTTTGCGTTCCTGAATCCAACAATCGCCATCGCCATACTTCTGCAAAAAGACTTGGTAATGATCACTGTTGATGGTAGATGCGAAGATCGGTTCGATCCATACATAGCAAAGACCGTCCTCACAGATGACACCTTCGCCAACATCAGCGAACAATGGAACAGGTGTTTCGTATGCATAAAGCAACTGTCTTCCATAAGCGTCTGTTTTGATCTCTCTGCTTTTTGTTCCTGAAACACTGAAATTGCCTGAAACACCTGTCAGATTTCTTCCAATCGAAATGCCTGCTCCATTCGGCTTTGCTCTTAATTGGATCGTGCCATCCGCTTGAGAATTAGAAGTGTCATACTCGGACAAACATATAAATGGCTGTTCTTCGTTTACCCTTCCACCATAAAAATATAATTTACCGACACCTGTATCACCTGCAATAATTGGATAATTACCATTGCCTGCAGGGATCAGCCTGATGCCTTTGTTTTCTACTTTCGTGTTGTAAATGTGGACATAGCATTGGTAATAAAGATTTTCTAATTGTCTTCCAATGTTGATGCGAGTATTTCCTGCATCTTGTCCTGATGGATAGTAGGTAATATAAGGACCTTGCATCTGCGTACACTGCAGGATGTTGTTGTCAAGGTCAAAATAAGCAGAGCCATCTTCAGAAGTAATCTTTCCTGCTGTGATCAGGTCACCTATGATGGAGCCGCTCAAGACGTTGATGCCATCTTTTGTCCAAGTTCCAACAAGATCACCATCAGAATTGAAGACTTCCAAAATGCCGTTGACATCGTCCTCACCGCCCAAAGACAACGCACCACCTTTTATGTGGTTCGCTGACATCGTTCCTGCTTTGATGAAGTCAGCAACGATCCGACCATCTGCTGTCATGGCAAGACCAAAGTTGCCACTGTAACCAGTAGAAGAAAATCCAAGACCGCTCTTATTCCATCGCCAAATATTGACCGCATAGTTGATGTCAGGTGCATCCATGATGAGAATCTCATCAGGATAGCCATCATTATCGGAATCATGCATGACGACATATCCGCCAAGGTTTCCTGTGATCATCGCTGTCGCCTTGTCGATGGCACTAATCAGTGAACTTGTCGTCCTCCGCAGACTTGTGTCGAATCCACCTACCTCTTGGCTGATTGTCGCAACTGTATCGGAAAGAGTGGACTTTGCCGCTCCAAGAGTGATCCCTTCGTATCGGTCACGCAGGACGTTCCATGTTGTCTGTATGCACTTTGCTTTTGCTGACACTCCAAGCTGTTCAAATTCGACTGTGACAATGTCGCAAAGGTCAACACGGTCAAATCCCTGCATCTGCACGAAATCAAGTGACAGATTGATGTCAGGTGTCTGCAAGTTGTTTGTATTTATATATGCTCTTGCTCTTGCGTTCAGGTCTTCTACTGTCGGCTGTTCTTCAAAATCACTTGAGCAGTCGAGGAAGAAGATTCTTTCCTGATCGAGTGAGATGCCTGTCCCGATCAGATTTGAAATAATCAGCACATCATCTGCTTCGTCTTTGTAGTATGCCCTGACTGCACTGTAAACGTTGGAGCATTCTTCGTCCTGCGTCAGTGTCGTCAAGTTCTTGCCATAACGGATCGTTACACCACGATCTTCGCCACGATTTTCCATCAGTGTGCAGTCATATCCGTTGTAATGCCACTCTCCGCCATAAAGGTCTATCAGACTACCTTCCTTGCCACCAAACCATGAACGGACAGACGCAGGGACATCTGTTTTGAAATCCTGCCATCCAACTGACTGCCCTGTGATGTTGAAGTTCCTTGCTCTTTGGTTTAGCAACCTGAATGCAAGTTGTGCATAAGATGCAGACAGACCTCCTTCAACTTCATAACCACTCAAGTCATAGCTGATGTGTCTTGCATAAATCGTGCAGATCTTGTTCAGCGGCTTTGTGATCTTGTAGATTCTGAATGGCTGTGGCGGATCTATATAGTTCGGTTTCGCAAGAATGAAGTTTCTCTGTTTTAGTTCCTTGAAATGAACACCTGTGATGCTATATTGCATCTCCAATTCATAAGAGCCATTTCTTTCCTCGGTGACCGTGCAACTGATAGCATCAACCAACGTGCCAAGACCGAGCGAAGAAAAAGGATCATTTTTGTCAAGCGATCCGACAGTAGTGATTCCTGCAATGGCTTTGCCTGCAATGGCAGGTGTCCATTTCTTTTCAGATGCATCAAATACGATTGGATAACTCATAACTTCCACCACCTCGGTACGATCTCAAGACTTGTGATGCCGCCTGTCCATGTAATGTCATTGTCGCCTTCCGTCAGTACCGGAAAACCACTTGTCAGCACAACTGTGTTGTTCATGTTTTCTGCAAGTGACTTGAATGCGTTCTGGCTCTCACAATCGATGTATGTGAAAGCATTGATCGAGGACAGCGTCAGCACATAGCCATTGATGACTACACTGCCGCCTTCCGTACCGTATACTTTGATACATGGCTTTGCAGGTCTGTCTGTCGGATTCGTGATGTATGAGCCACTATTAGCGATTGGTATCGGAGTAAATGCATCTGTTGTGAAACGTTCAGGTCGGCAATCGAACTCGATCGTTGTGCGGCCGAAACGGTTCCAGCTGTTCTCCACTGATAGTCCGGAAGCAAATAACGCGAGCCGGATCACGTCTGGCTCATTACTATCAATTAGTCTTTTGTAACCGTACAACGTAAGATTGATGTAGTCGTCAATCGTTGGCGTTGCAGGTTCAGGAACCAGCCACTCCATGATCTCACTCCAAGAAGTTTGTGCAGCGTTGTCTGCACGACTTCCGGCATACACCGAATACGACTGGATGTAGTTTTCAAAACTACCATCAAAAAAGTAAAGATCCCCATTCCTTCCAGGAACAGAAACCTTTTCATATTTTCGGGCAGATTTGATGATGTCAGGGAAACGCTCAATTTTCAGGTTGAACTCATCCGATGATCTTCCGCCCCAGGTTATCGTTGAATTAAGCATAAACAGCCCCATTTCTTTCTATATTCATCTGGATCCGATCTGCAACTGCATCCGCCAGCTCGTTTACGTTCTGACCTTCTGCACCATACACGTTGATCACATAGCTGCTTGAGCGGTTGTCTGTAATCATAGAGCCGGATCTGGATGGCATCACAAATGATCCCATGTTCGTCGATATATCTCCAAGATTCGGATCGAACGCAGACTGGAGGTTGTCGCTGAATCTTTCAACTGCGCCGATCGCAGTGTTTTGGTTCTTTATAATTCCTTCCGCAACACCTTTGACCATAAAACCACCATACTCTGCCATAAGTTTTGATGGTGACGAGATTTTAAATAAATTCTTAAACGTGTTAGCAAGTCCGCTTGCGAATGAACTCATCTGACCATAAGCATATCCTGAACCAGAGGCAATACCATTTCCAACACCTTGAGCTGCATACTGGCCATCACTATTCATAGTTCTTTTGACCTGCACCATCTGTGTGTGCATCTGCTGCCCCATAGCCTTGACCTGATTAGCAGGAACTGCTTCACCTTGCTTCTGACCATTGACATATGCCTGAACCATGCCGTTTCCTGCATCTTTGAACTCCCAGTTCATGCCGGTTGTCTGTGTCAGCATCTGACCAAGCTGTGTCATCCATGTGTTTGTCGCATTAGTTGCGTTTCGAGCAACTTCTGTCGATGCCTGATTTGTCGCAGTTCCTTCTGCTTTTGCGGTCTCCCATGACTTGTACTGAATCTGGTCATAATCACCATTTAATGCTGCAGTCATGTTGTCCGTGTATGCGGAAACATCGTAGGTGTATTGGTCAACCTGATCAGCGGCAGTCTGATATGCGGTGTTTGTATTTTCAAGTTCTGTCTGCAATTCTGAATAACGAGTGGCTAATCCATATAACTCATTCATATGTTCAGTATTACCTGCTTGAACTTCTGCGAGGATAGTCTGCTGTCTTGTCCATACGTCTGCCGCTTCATTCTCAAGAGTGATCCTGTCCTGAACCGCTTGCGCCAGATTTCGCTCTGCCTGATCCTTGTTGATGATTGCCTGCGTGTAGGCTTCCTCTTGTGCCTGAAGGATTATTTCAGCCTGTTTCTTCTGTATTACCTGATCGATAGATCCTGCAAGTTCCTGATAGTTGGAAATCTGATTGCCTGTCAGTTCGTATTCAGTGCCTAACGCTTTATTTAATTCATTGAGAATAAACTGCGCTCTTGCTTTGTCTTTATCAGCGACAACACCATTCGCATCAGCTAGACTTGACAACTCAGTCGAAAGTCCCTGGATGTGTGCTGTCTCTGCCAGTCCTGCATTAACAGACTCTTCTCTTGACGCTCTCAATTCGTTGTATGCGTCCGCATTTTCCTGAATTGCAGTATTGTGTTCTTCAATTCCTTCAATTAATCGCTTTGTCGATTGCAGATCATAATCAGCCGCTTCTGCTGCATCTGCAAGACTTTTCTGCCACGAAATAAGAGCCGCACCGCAAGCGACAATCGCAGTGATCAAAAGTGTATACGGATTTGCGTTCATTGCCGCATTTAGTCCTTTTTGCGCGACTTCCGCACCTTGCAGTCCTTTAATCATTCCGCCGATTGCCTGAACGAATGTAGCTACCTTATTAGCCGCCATCGCAGCGACAATTCCTGTCAAAAGCGACTTCACTAAAGCACCATTATCGACAATCCATTCAAGTGCATCTATCAGTGCATTAAATGCATTTCCGATTTGCTCGCCGACCTTCTTCCAGTCGATGCTTGCAATAACCTGCTGGATCCGCTTCATCCCTCGCTCGATTGCCGGAGCAACTCCTGCAGCGATCTGGTTCTTCACGGCTTCCATCTGACGATTGAACCTGTCAAATTCATCCTGGACACGTCCGAGAGATCTCAAGGAAGTGTCATCTAAGACGTAGCCCATATCATGAGCTTCTTCTGCGAATCCACGAAGTGCGTCCGATCCAGCCTCAATCATCGGGTTCAGATCGGTTGCGGATTTTCCAAACAGAGCCATCGCAACGGCATCTCGTTCCGTTTCATTTTCCATCTTGCCGAGTGCATCGATGGAGTCAAAGAAAACGTCCTCATTATCCCGGAGATTTCCGTTTACATCCGTGACAGAAACGCCCAGCGTGCGGAAGGCATCTGCTGCCGCTCCGGTTCCGCCTCGTGCGGAACTCATGTTCTTTGTCAGCTTCTTCATGGATCCGGCGACAGTGGAAACGTCCACATCGACCAGGTCGCTCATGTATGCGAGTTCCTGAAGTCGGTCAGTCGCAATAGATGTCTGCGAGGACATTGTCAGGATCTCGTCTGCAAACGCCGGGCCTGCGGTCATAAGATCCTTAAAACCATCAACGACCTTCCTGATCCCGTCTGCTGCAAGATTTGCGAGTGCGCCCTTTAAGACGGTAAAGCCTCCGGAGATTTTCTCCGATACTGCCCCGGCTTTTTCCTGAGCATCTGCAAGTTCATGTGTTTCCTGAGCTGTATCATCCGTCTGTTGTTCCAGCTTATTAAGTTCAGCTGTCGCCTTGTTGATCTCTGTTTTTGTTTTTGAGAGCGCAGTCTCCTGTTTTGTGACTTCCAGCGTCAGCTTCCGGGCTTCGTCAGAGTCCTCGCCGTATTCCTTTTTCGTCTGTTCGAGCTGTTGCTTCGTCTCCTGCAGGGCCTTTTCCTGTGCTCTGTATTTCTCAGTTAATTTGTCTATCTTTGCTCTGGCATTGTCCATCTGAGCTGCAAGGATCCGCTGTTTGTCGGCGAGGTTATCCTCTCCTGCAGCGGCTGCCTTCATCTCAGCTGCCAGCTCTTTGCTTTTTTGTGTTATCTGCTTCAGGTCGGCCTGGAACTGCGCAGCACCGTCCATCTGCATTTTAATTCCGACAGATGTTGCCATGTTTTCACCTCAACTGCATGATCTGATCGTATGTTAGTTTCGATTGCTTAAATTTTGCCGTACCAGTGTAAACGGAGAGACAGTTGATCATGTCAACCATCTCCCCGAATCTCATGGCGTTAATCTCGCGGAGTGATAAATGGAACTCGTGAGTCCCCATCATCACAAACCACGCATAACTTATTTTTTGTCGCTTGGCACGGCCTTTTGTTTTTTTGCCGGCTCGACCTCCGTCTCTGATTTACTGTCACCGGCGAAGGACACCATCGCATCATCAAACATCGCATTAATGTCAGACATCTCCATCTTCAGGAGATCTTCCTCAGTCAGTGCGCCTTCGAATGATCCTGTGTCTTTGTACACAGCCCACTTGTTAAGTGTACAAATAAACCAGGTCATGTTTTCAAGCTGTTTGATGAAGTCGGTCTCATTGAATAATTCCATGAGCCTGTTGATGTCATGATCCGGGCAACGTTCGCAGACTTCTTTGATCGCGCCGATTGTAAAAGCGAAGTTTCTTTTCATTTTTGGTCATTCTCCTCTAAACTTATGAAATACCAAGCTTTGTCTTGAGTGCTGCTTCAGCTGCAGCCTCAGTTGCGTAATCGTTGCCTTCAAACTTCCAGTTATGGTTTGCATCATCGCCTCTCATAATGGTTGCTTCAAGGGACTGAGTCTGCCAGTCGATCTCATCTTCCTGAGTTGCTGCAGAATCTTCCGGCTGTGTGAAGATACATTTTGCAAGGATAGTCGGTTTGTAAGTTGTTACGCCGTCAGACATCTGGCGAGCGATGTAACCGATTCCGACATACGGGATCTCCATGTCATCGCCGTATGCTGTCCAGCCTGCATCATCTGCTGCCGGAAGGCCGAAGATCAGTTTCTTTGTAGCGTTGAGAAGTCCGTCAACTGTCAGTGTGACTGTTCCGCCTGTGAAACGTCCGTTTTCGCTC